ACTTAGCGCAGGAAGTAAACATATATTTTTTAACTAATGAGTTACCTAATAACCTCAACAAAATAGATGGCTTTATATTCGTGGTAGCTTATAAGATGTTTCACTTGTCAGGTAGCGAGTTTAACCGTTTGCACTTTGACAATGTATTAAGAGAATCTACAGAGTTAGATTACTTAAAATTAAAAGATATTCCGTATATTAGTAACAACGTTTATAAGGAGTATTTAGAGCAAGTTAAACAACTAGACGAAATGGAACGTATTTGGGTAGAGGAGATAGTAAAAAGAAACTTATCTATAAAATTGTTTAGCGACCACACAGGAATACACAGAGCAACAGCAAAAGAACGAATGGAAAGCATATATAACAAATTAAGAAACCAAAACAAATGAGCATAATAATAATATCAATACTGGTAATACTTGGATGGACTAATCTTTTTAAACAAACCTTTACAACTAAAGAGGGGTTTAGATACGTTTACCAACCGATAAGTAAAATACTTTATACTTTAGACTTTAAACCTCTTAGCTGCGCTTACTGTCTTTCTTTTTGGTTTGGGCTAGTTTTATCTATAGGCTCTTTAGATATTAGCTATATGGTTATATTTTTATACTTTGCAATAAATAGAGATTAATGGACTACAGAAAACTTAAATGGGGAGCTTTAAAGAGCTATGCAACTAAGCTAGGAATAAACACTAAAGGAATGACTAAACAAGTCCTCTTAGAGTGGTTAGATGCTATGCCAGATGTAGCACACGGAATAGAGGAGCTAACACCTTTTACAGGCATTAAACAAGAGCATCCATTATTTGAGGAGATAAAAGACTACTTGCCATATTTAAAAGCATTTAAGAAACTAAAAGCAGTATCTAGGGCAAGGGAAGTAAACGAGGCAATAGCTACTTTGTTCATTAAATACATAGAGGAGCAGAAAAATATACGTATTAATTTAGGATGTGGCAGATGTGTTCACAGCTATTACGAAAGAATGATAGCAGGATATAATAAGTTGGTGGATGAGTATGGAGGAGGAGAACGTATATAACTACTACTTAGAGATTAAAGAGGATGGTAACCTTTATATGGTAACAGAGTATATGAATGGTTATATAACGGAATGGACAGCTAACGCCACAATAGAAGTAAATGACGAAGTATATTTTATTAACTTATATGAAGATTAAGCTACCATAGTAACAAAAGCAAACCAGTAGTTAAAGAAATAGTTACTATAGTATTAATTAAACCAAAACAAAGATGAAAGAGATAGCATTATTTAGTTGGGTATTAGCACTATTTGTTATTTGTTATATTGTATTAAAAAAAAAGTATGAAGATTAAACGTAAACACTATAAAGCTCTACAGTACGCCTCTTTAATTCAGAGGTGGAAATACTTACCCAGTAACTTTATATTTGAAGTAGTGCAAAATAGCGAGGTAAACGAACAGATGTTAAACAGAAATAGATTAGAGAGGAAATGATAAAAGATTTTGAAGCAATGGACTGGAGCAAAGAATACACATACAAAGATAGAAAGATATACATTAGCCACGAGACTAAGAAGTATATTTTATGCTCATTCTATGAGAGTGGGAAAGGAACTTTTAAACTAGACAAAACCGAGTTTTATGGATAGAATAAACCTTTTTAATGTAGGTTATCAAATCTACTTAATACCGACTATTAAATTTACCCACTCAAAAGCATTGAATGGATATAGAGCCTTAGAGTTTATATGGTTAAATTGGGGAGTAGAAATAAGACTAAGTAAATAGATATGCCTGACATTAGTATGTGTAAAAATAAAGAATGCAAGTTTAAAAAAGACTGCTATAGATTTACAGCTATTCCTAGCGAGTTTATGCAAACCTATGGAGACTTTAACTGCAAAGATAAAGTAGCAATAGATACATTCTTTTGGAGTAATAAGAACATTAAAAGAAATGAGTAGCTTATTAGATAAATGGCAAAGCAAAATGAACTTAAAAGAGTGGAGCTTTATTACAGAGGATATATTACCTGAGCAAGTCTTATACGATAATGATTGCCCAGTTAAAGACAGATACTTTGTAGGCATAGAAATAGACAAAGAAAATAAGACAGGTACTATTTACCACGATAGAGAATTAACAGAGTCAGATATTATCCACGAACTGCTACACGTTAAGTACCCAAACAAAAGCGAGGACTGGATAAACAAGACAGAGAATATAATACTAAACAATGGATAAAGAGCTTACACCTAAGGAACAAAAATTTGCAGAGCTATGTGTTACACTAGGTAACCAAACAGAAGCGTATAGACAGGCTTATAACCCTACTAATAAAGATGCTGAATGGTTAAAGGTTAAAGCATCGCAAATAGCAAAGAAACTAAAAGAGCAAATAAGAGAATATAGAAGCAAAGGAACTATTACATATAAGCCACAACCTAAAAAACTAGATGGATATGTTTACATATTAGATATTGAGGGGTTTAATTATTATAAAGTTGGTTTAAGTAGGAATGTGCCAAGTAGAAAGAAAGCTATTCAAACATTAGTACCTTTTAATATTAGTATAGTTAGAACTATTTATGTAGATAACTGCAAAGCAATAGAGCAGGAGATACACGAAAGGTTAAAAGATTATAGGTTTAAAGGCGAATGGTTTGAATGTGATTTAGATTTAATCAATAATATATTTAATGAATATGACACCTAAGGAGCAAAAGTTCGCAGAATTATATGTAACATTAGGCAATGCCTCAGAAGCATACAGACAAGCCTATAATGTTACTACAACTAACTTAGACACTATAAAAGCTAAAGCATCTAAGCTATTAGCAAAGGACAACATTAGTACTACTATTGGAATCCTAAAAGGGGAACTATCCAAAACTCACGGAATAGATAGAAGTTTTATTCTTAAAGGTTACTTAGAAATTATAAGCGATGCAGATTATACATTCCAACTAGGAGCAGACAATACGCTAACTAAGGAGGACAAACAAGCCTTTTACAGGATAATGAACCAAACTAAGAACACAGACAAAATAAGAGCCTTAGAAGCAATATCTAAAATGATGGGATTGAATGAACCTGAAGTTATAGAGCATAAGCATACTGTTAAAACTTATAAAACTAATTGGGGTTAAATTGGAGGAGGTAGATTTATATAGACCACACCCAAAACAAAGGGAGATACATAAAGCCTTAGACACAGATATTAAGTATTGTATAGTTTCTATAGGTCGGCAGTTTGGGAAGTCTACACTAGGCGAGAATCAATCTATAAAATGGGCATTAGAAAATAACCACTGGAAAGTAGGATGGGTATCTCCAATATACAAGCAAGCAAAGAAAGTTTTTAAAGACATAGAGAAAGCTTTAATAGGATGCAAATTTGTTTCTAATATTAATAGAGGGGACTTAATAATAGAGTTCGATACTGGTAGCTCTATACAGTTTTATAGTGCAGATGCTTACGATAGTATAAGAGGAGAAACCTTTGACGCGCTTATATGCGATGAGTTTGCTTTCTTTAGACCTGAAGCCTGGAATGAAGTACTAAAAGCTACCGTATTAGTCAGAGGTAAAAAGGTACTTATACTATCCACCCCAAAAGGCAAGAATCAATTTTATAACTTATTTAATCTAGCTGAACATAATAGCAACTATATTTCTTTTAGAGGTAGTTCATACGACAACCCTTTTATAGACCCTGAAGAAATAAGAGAAGCAGAAAGGAACTTGCCAACCCACGTATTTAAACAGGAGTATCTAGCGGAGTTTTTAGATAATGGGAGTAGTGTATTCCGAAACATTAAAGAGTGCGTTAAAAGCTCTGTAAACACCTCTAGCCTTTATGCAGGAATAGATTTAGGACGCTCAGACGATTATACTGTATTAACTATTGTAGATTCAAACAATATAGAAGTCTATTCCGAAAGGTGGCGACATTTGGAATGGAGTACAATAATTAATAACATAGTAACCCAGTTAAATAAGTTTAGACCTAATGCCTTAGTAGAAAGCAACGGAGCGCAGGATGCTATCTTTGAGCAGATACGCAATAAGGTAGCCTACAATAAAAATAGTATTCAGCCATTTGTTACCACATCCAAAAGCAAACAGAACATAGTAGAGGACTTAATAGTTAAATTTGAAAATAAGGATATAGGTATAATAGGACACGATTGGCAGATTAACGAGCTAGAAGTTTTTACCTATGAGTATAACCTAAAGACTAGAGCAATTAAGTATTCTGCTCCTGTAGGCTTACACGATGATTATGTAATGAGTAGAGCAATAACTAACCACGCTTTAAAAACTATGCAAAGTTCAGGAAAGTATTTTGTTTATTAATATACAACTAATTTAATTTTTTACAATAGACTATTATGAGAATACCTAAAAGCCTTAAAGAGGTACTTGTAAAAGATTACATACAAATCAATAAGATAAGGGGTGCTGAGTACGATAACCCATTTACTAGGACAATCGACCTATTGTGTATTTTCAATGACAGAAAGGATGTGCTAAAGTGCAAACCATCTGAGTTAGCTGTAGACCTTAGCCACTTATTAGTAGAACCTAGTAGAATACTTAAACAGTATTTTACTATTAACGGTAAACGCTATGGAATAGTTAACCATATTAACGATTTAGAAGCAGGACAGTATATGTCTTTTACTACTTATCTAAAAGGGTTTGCAGATAACCCAAACGTACATATAGAGCAGATGCCCGACATATTGGCTAGTGTTATCTTTCCAGTAGATAAGAATAATAAGGTAATGGCAATAGAACCTAGCTACTTTCGCAACCTAGCAGATGACATAAGAAACACCGTTACAATAGATGAAATTTACGGAGTAGCTGTTTTTTTTTGCAATCTATCTCAGAGCTTAACGAAATGTACTCAGGACTATTTGAGTCAGAAACTGGAGAAGATGACAGAGCAGAGCAAGAGCGCAATATTGGAGGTAATGAAGGATTTGGAGAGCGATGGGGTTGGATTGCCACACTCGATAACCTCTGCAATGGAGACTTTACAAAAAGACCTTATTACGAAAAAATGAATGTAATAGAGTTTTTAAATATTTGCTCTTATGTTAAGGAGAAACAAAAAGCAGAAGCAGCACAAAGAAGGATACAGGAACTACAAAGAAGATGAGCGAAACAATAGTAACAAAGCATAGTTCAATAACTCAAGTACTGGAGGACTTTGGTAACGAGATGCAGAAGTCTTTAAAAGCAGAGCTAGTTAAAGATGGCGCTTATGTTTCAGGAGACTTAGCGGAGCAAATAGAGTTTAGTTCTATAATCAATGGGCAAGGCTTTGTATTTACGCTTAGACTTAAAGACTATTACGACTATGTAAATAAGGGTGTAAGTGGAACAGAAAAGAAAAGAAATACACCTTATTCTTATATGTCTACATCTAAGATACCTTTTTACTTTGCTAAACAATGGATGAATAATAAAGGGTTGTTTAAAACTAAAGGAAGCACTATAACGAGCCTAGCAGGAAAACAGTACAAGGTAGGTAGTAAGGACTCACAGGCTTTTGCAATGGCTAGAAGTTGGAAAGAGAAAGGAATAAAAGGCAATCATTTCTATGATAAGGTAGTAACAGAAAAGAGACTAGACAAACTTAAAAAGGACTTAGCAAGTGCAGCAGCAGGAGATATGAAGATAGCATTAACAGACACATTTAAAAGACTTAAATAATGGCAATAGTAATAAATGCAACCCCTAAGGACTTTGCTCCTGTTTACAATAAAATGGAGTATCTTATTACATCCGATAATACAGCACAGCCTAACTTTGCACACTTAGTAGACATCTATATAAATGGCTCAGTAACTAAAACTGTACGTTTAAGAATACCAGTAAGACCAACAGATGACAAAGGAAAGGTAGACATCCATAGGGTATTAGAATCTGCTCTTACAAGCGATGTAGGTAATCCACTAGGAATAGCAGGAACTTATGAAGCTCCAAATAGTTCACTAACTTATATAGTTAAATTTGGCGAGGAGTTTGGCGCTACAGTAATACAATATCCTGACCTTACAGTAGACTCAAGCAGAAAGGCTTTTAACGCATCTTTAGAGAAGCGACCTTTTATTGATTGGGATGTTACCGAGTATGAAATGGATGGAGTTACTA